TCCAGAAATGGACGACATGGAAGCGATCCAACAGCCAGAATTTGAATCAGAAGAAGGTGCTGAAGACTTAGAAACAGTACGTGAATACGTTGAAAAAGTAGACGGTCACGGTGCTGAGAAAAAAGGCAAAGCAGAAACAGCTGATAACAAAGCATCACCAGTAGCAAAACCAAACAATATGGGCGGTACAACTGCTAACATGACAAAAGGCGGCGAAGGCGGCGGATCAGAAACTGGTCTAACTGGCAAAGCCAAAGACATGAACACTAAGAATATCAACAAAGTTGGTGGTTCTAAAGACGGTGAGCGCATGAGCAACAACGGAGCAGGCCACGGTGCTGAGAAATCAGGCGCAGGCGAAAATTCCGCAGATGCTACAAGCATTATCGGCAGTAAGTAATCGGAGCCCAATAGATGAAAAATGCTTTAACTGAACATTTGAGTTTCGACCAAGCTCAGTTACAACTCGAAAGGGCCGGTGAGGGAGATGATAAATCTTTGTACTTAAATGGTATTTGTATCCAAGGTGATATTCGTAATGCCAATCAAAGATTTTATCCTACTTCTGAAATTGCTCGGGCTGTCAAAACCCTTAACGAACAAATTGAGGGTGGATATTCGGTGTTAGGTGAAGTTGATCATCCTGCTGATTTACGCATTAACTTGGACAGAGTTAGTCACATGATTACTAAGATGTGGATGGACGGTCCAAACGGTTACGGAAAAATGAAGGTTCTACCAACGCCCATGGGACAGTTAGTACAAACCATGTTGCAAAGTGGAGTCAAACTAGGCGTTTCCAGTAGGGGTTCCGGTAACGTTTCCGAAAGCGGAGATGGTAAAGTATCAGACTTTGAAATTATTACAGTAGATGTTGTTGCGCAACCAAGCGCACCAGGCGCATATCCAACACCAGTATATGAACATCTAATGAATACATTAGGCGGTGAAAAGGCATTTAAAATAGCACAAGAAGTTCAAGGCGACCCAAAGGCACAGAAGTATATCGCAGAAAACCTGGTGAATATCATCAGGAAACTGAAATGATCGTAGGAGAATCACATGATTGATATTGTTAAACAACTGTTCGAAAACGATGTGATTTCCGAGGAAATGAAATCGGAAATTGAATCTGCTTGGTCAAGTAAGATTCAAGAAAACCGTGATCAGGTCACCGCAGAACTTCGTGAAGAGTTTGCTCACAAATATGAGCATGATAAGTCTACAATGGTAGAAGCTGTTGATAAAATGGTAAGTGAAAGACTAGCATCTGAGTTATCAGAACTAGCTGAAGATCGAAACCAGCTTATTGAAGCTAAAGCCAAGTATGCCCAAAAGATGGAAAAAGATACTAAGAAAATGGAAGGCTTTGTCTTACAAAAATTAGCATCTGAACTATCTGAATTACACGAAGATCGTAAAAACGTTGCGGCGAATTTTGCTAAATTGGAAAGCTTCATTGTTGATGCTCTTTCAAATGAAATTGCTGAATTCCACGCAGACAAGAAAGACTTAGCAGAAACAAAAGTTAAACTTGTCCGTGAAAGCAAAGCAAAATTTGACAAAGTCAAGTCTGAATTTGTTGCCAAATCTGCTAAACTAGTTGAAGGCGTTGTTAAGTCTAAACTAGATAGTGAAATTGGTCAACTAAAAGAAGACATTGAATCCGCTCGTAGAAATGACTTCGGTCGCAGGATTTTTGAATCCTTCGCAAGCGAATATGCTTCAAGTCACTTAAATGAAAAATCTGAAACTGCTAAACTAATGAAAGTTGTTGAGCAGGCCAAAGATGAGTTGGCTGAAGCACAAAAAGAAATTGCACAAAAGCAAGAAATTGTTGAAGGCAAAGACCGCGAGATCCGTATTGCTCAGGATATGGCATCACGTAAAGACATTATGAGCGAACTATTAAATCCGCTTACTGGCGAGAAAAAATCAGTAATGAATGAACTACTTGAAAGTGTACAAACTGGCAAGTTACATGCGGCATTTGAAAAGTACTTGCCAGCCGTTATGGCAGGCGATGCTCCAAAGGCAAAGGCTAAACTGGTAGAAGGCAAAGAAGTAACAGGCAATAAAGAAACACAGGCTAATTCAATCAGCAGTGAGGAAAAAACTGCTGCAATATATGATATCCGCAAGCTCGCGGGACTTAAAGTTTAAGGAGATAAAACTATGTCAGAACTACTCGAGTCACGCTGGCAGGAAACCAAAGGCGCTCTTTTAGAAGGCCTTAATGGAACTAGAAAATCAGTTATGGACGTAACTCTTGAAAATACTAAAAGGTATTTGTCAGAGTCGGCTACAGCTGGTGCCACTTCTGCCGGTAACGTTGCTACCCTAAATCGTGTGATCCTACCTGTGATCAGACGTGTAATGCCAACAGTCATTGCTAATGAACTTGTTGGTGTACAACCAATGACAGGTCCAGTTGGACAAATCCACACTCTACGTGTTCGCTATGCGAGTACAGATAGCGGTGCGGGTGTAACAGCTGGTGAAGAGGCGTTAAGCCCATTCAAGATTGCCGCTGCCTACTCAGGTAACGCTGCAGATCCAGCAAAAGGAAGCTCAACAGCTTCTTTAGAAGGTGAAGCAGGTAACAAGATGTCAATTCAGATCTTGAAGCAAACAGTCGAAGCAAAAACCAGAAAGCTATCAGCTCGCTGGACTTTTGAAGCGGCTCAGGATGCTCAAGCTCAACAAGGTATTGATATCGAAGCTGAGATTATGGCTGCATTGGCTCAAGAAATTACTGCTGAAATTGATCAGGAAGTAATTAACAGCCTACGTGATCTTGCTGGAACTGGTTCAGAAACATATGACCAGTCAGCGGTATCAGGTACTGCTACATTTGTTGGTGATGAACATGCCGCTATGGCCGTTCTTATTAACAGACAAGCAAACCTAATCGCTCAGCGTACACGTCGTGGCGCAGGTAACTACGCAGTAGTTTCACCGTTCGCGCTAACAATCCTTCAAAGTGCTACAACTTCAGCGTTCGCAAGAACAACTGAAGGTACATTTGAAGCTCCAACTAACACTAAGATGGTTGGTACTTTGAATAACGCTATGAAGGTATATGTAGACAGCTACGCTGCAAATGACGCACCTGTTCTTATTGGTTACAAAGGATCAAGTGAATCAGACGCACCTGCGTTCTACTGCCCATACATTCCATTGATGAGCAGTGGCGTAGTGTTAGACCCAGGCACATTTGAGCCTGTAGTAAGCTTCATGACTAGATACGGATATGTTGAGTTAACAAACACAGCATCGTCTCTAGGTAATGCCGCAGACTACTTGGCACGTGTTGAAGTCACAGACACAAGCGTATCATTTAAGTAATTTTTACTTAATAATGGAAAGGGCGGCTTTATGTCGCCCTTTTTTTATGACTTGACTTTTTCCAAATAATATTGTACTATATACTAGTAATGTAAATTCAAGTATGGAAAAACAATGGACTGTAAAGGCCCAGAAGATTTTGAAATTGTTAGAAAAGAAATCAAACGTTGGCGAAAAACACACCCAATGTTTGTCCATGACATTACTAGACTATCAAACAGTATCGAGCATCACATTTCTCAGTATAGCAATATACTAGTAGACTATCGAAGAACACGTAAAGAATCATACTTAGAAAAAGCAAACAAAGAAATTGATCAAATAAACAAACTTTTAAATACAGTTGGCAAACTAGAACTTATGGCAATTTTATCGCAAGGATAAATACATGTGTCAAATAGTGTGCCGCAAGGCGGACTTATGCTGTTTAACCCACAGCGTACTGGATAGAACCCAGATGGGGCTACTTTTTATAGGAGAAAACAAATGGGAAGACCACTTAATAAAAAATTCTTTGGGCCACCTACAGCAGGCGGATCTGAGATTAAATGTGATTTTTATGGCACCTCAGGTGTACTTGAAGGTTACATTGTAAAGCAATTAGGATCTAAAAAGTTTCGTGTAGCGGCTATCGGTACACCGGCAACAACTTACGATCGTTTCTTGACAACAGGCAAATTAGCATCAGCACTTGCTGGTACTGAAATGGCAGTTACTATGTTAATGGATGATTCAGAAACTTATCAAGTTTCAAAAATTACCGGACGCAAAGCAACTTTAGTTGCTCCAGATGGTACAGGCACTAACGCATACGATGGAAAATCAGTTCCATGGAACTTCACAGTATCTACTGGTGATGGCGCGGCACAGGTTGAAGAAGCTGGTGACGACGATACATTAGTTGGTACAGATGACGACGATTTCACTAATGCGTAATTAGATGATATATGGGGGAGAAATCCCCCATATAATTTAAGGATATAGAATGGCTGAAGTATTACAAACTAGCAACGACTACACAATTAAAGTTAGAAACAACGGAGAAATTAAACTTGACGTTGGTCCTTCTAATGGTACAGGTGTAGTACGAGTTACTGCTGGACTAATAGTTGAAGGTCAAACTACAACAGTTAATTCTCAAGAGCTGGCTGTCCAAGATAATATGATTACACTTAACAACGGAGAATCCGGAAACGGCGTTACTCTTAATGTAAGTGGTATTGAAATTGACAGAGGTTTCTCAGCACCTAGTGTTAGAAATTCTTACGCAGTTTTTAGATTTAATGAAACAGGCGATACTTGGGAAATTGTAGATAGAGATACTTCTTCTAGATTTACTAACAGCTCATTAAGAGTAAGAACTATTAAAACTGATAGTTTTACCGACGGTGGCGACTTAACATTAATTGGTAGCGGAACAGGAGTTATAAAGGTTGACGGAACTACTGACTATCATTTAAATGTATCAGGCGATGATGATATTCCTAACAAACGTTTCTTAGATATTGCTATTAATAATAGACAACCAAACAATAAAATCAAAAGAGACGATACGTATGTTATTGCTCAAGATGTAGATGGTGGCGCACAAGGTGTTGCTATTATGAAA